TAGAGTCAGGAGACGCTATTTTGACCCGTTTAACGGTACGCACAGCGACTTTAACCACTGTTGCCAAGGTTGCGGCTGCTGGAGTGCAAAAGATCCTTAGAATCGCTGCAACGTGGGCCGGTGTAGATCCAGAGACCGTTCTTGTGACGCCGAATCTTGATTTCACAGATTCAGTGGTTACGCCTAAAGAGGTTCTGGAGATGTGGACGGTAGCGCAACAAGGCGGCATGACAGTAGAAGACTTCCACGCTTGGTTAAAGCAGCACGATCTAACTGCCGACGATCTCGAAGAATGGCAATCTAAGATCGCCGACAGTACTGCGGCTGCTTTGAGCCTTGGGTTAGCGGGTTAGGTAGTTAATGCCAACAGCCAACGAAGAAATTCAAGATAAGTATATAGCCCACCAAGTCGCGCTGGTCCGCTACGCTCAGTGGCTTGCACGCCTGTATCAAGACAAAATAAACTCAACTAACGCGAGGCTGGGCTCTTTTGTCTCAAATAAGCTCGACCGCTTGAACTCCGCGACCTCGCGCTCAAGCAACCGGGCTTGGCAGGAATTCGGTAAATCAGTTGCAGAGATCCGGAAGCCAGGGTTCCAAGCCGCCAAGGAACTTAGCCTAGCGGAGATGGGCGAGCTTGCGCCGGTTGAACAGGAGTTTGCGATTAAAGCAATCAACGATAGCTTACCCTTTGAACATAAGTTTCTTAAGACACCGACCAAACCTATTGTAAAATACAGCACCTCTGAAGGCATGACCCTGGACGCAGATTGCCAGAAACGGGGTTGCCCAGGGTCTTACAAACAATGAAGTGGCTACCGCGATACGTACCACAATTGGTACCACGAACAATGCTGCTGAGATGCTGGCTAGGACTACCACGAACGGGATAGCCAATGCTTCTAAGGATGCTTTTTACAAGAAGAATAGCGACGTTATAGACTGGGTTGTTTTCTCAGCAGTGCTAGATGCCAGGACTACAGAGATCTGTATGTCCTTGGATGGTAAGAAGTTCCGCCCCGACAAACCGCACCCAACGCCCCCTTTGCATCCAAATTGCCGGAGTACCTTGATTGGATATCTCAATAGCGTAGGACTCATTGGAACACGGCCAACCGTTGGCGGGACGAACTTTAGAACAGCAGCCAGGGAGAAAGCAGGTGCAAAGTGGAAAGATTACTCGACCTCGCGTCGAAGTATCGAGACGGCGAAAGCCCGGCGTGCATATGGTAAAAATGTCATTGGGTCCGTGCCAGCAGATACGACCTACCCGGAATTCTTGAAACGCCAACCCAAAGCGTTCCAGGAGGAAGTACTCGGGAAACAAAAGGCTCAATGGTTCAGGGAAGGAAAACTAACCGTCGATAAGATGGTGAACCCCCGAACCTTGAAACCCCTAACCTTGGACGAGATTAGGAAAAGAGAAGGGCTTTAGGGTTTCTATAAGTAGGGGTTCTCGGTTTCGATTTCCTTCTTTGCCCGCGCGAAAACCACCTTATAGGTTTCTCTGCATTTCCTACTAATTGCCCAGCTTGTGCCTAGTTCCTCGGTCATCAGCTTATCCGCCCGATCCTTTATTAAATTATCTTTTTCGAACCCGTCACCGAACATCTTGAAATCTTCCCTTATGCGAGCATCCAAAGACATCATTTCTCCGGCGAATTCTTCTAGATCTACATCACTAGTTGAAAGCTTGTGTAAGATCCATGCTATGTTTTCACAGTCTTTTCTATTCATTGCATCTACTCCTTTTATACTTGTTTATATTCCTGCCAATTACCCCAGACCAACCAGAAACTGTTGAACGTGTCGTGGAGATCTAAAAGGCTGCCCTCAGCTTTGACAAACGCCACGCGGTCTTCCCGGGACTCACCGCCAAAAGCCGCATTTGAATTTCTACCTGTCAAGAGCACAAGGTCGCCCTCATTCCAAAGTATCCGTGACTCATTGTAGCTTAGAGCCTTAGCAGAAGTCATGAATTGTATACCCTTCCTCGATTATTGCAGTCTTAAGTTTCTCGACCCCGGAATTCTTTAATTGCCTGACCCATTCCGTACTGTAACCCATGACCAGAGCGGCTTGCTTCAGGGTTTTGTGTTGGATCATTACAAGGTCCACGGCGTGGCGTTCCTTAGTGTTCTCGATGTAAAGTAGAAAGTCTCCGAAGTCCAGCTTATCGTGTTTCTCGAACTTGTCTTCTTCGTACTGCTCCTCAACGTCTATCCGGTACTCACCAACCGCTGTCAAGTATTCGCCCTCGTGCCTTGGCTCGTGTATTGTGTCAATGCGCCTAAGAAGCCTGGACCTAGCGGTTTTAATGCACCAGTAGCAGTAAGTGTAGAATTTCCCGCGCGTCTCGTCATACTTCTCGAAATCCTTGATTACAATGAACAAGAGCTCTGAGAATAACTCGTCAAACTCCAACGAATAACTCGTCAAACTCCAACTCGTACTTGTATCTGTGAACCAAGTTTGCCAGGAGTCTGGCGTTCGTGAGTATTAAGCCTTCAAGATCCCTTGATGCTTCGAGCTCGCGCATCTCGGCGGCGGGTACAACGTCATGATCGATAAACTGTTTGGTTGTCAACTGTTTTGTTTCTCATTTGCTCTCCCTTTGTTAAAGATACTACCCGGAACCTAGGTTCCGGGTAAGGTTCCGCTTACATGAAACTGTGGATGATGTATCCGAAGCACAGAGCAAACCACGGGGCGAGTAGTCCGCCAGCTATAACGGCCCACGTCTGCTTATACTCGGCTTTTATATAATTTGCTGATGGGCTCATAGCTGTCAGACAGACCAGCGTTGCTATACCCGAGGCATGCATGAACCCAATCCCCATAAGACCTAGCGGGACCATGAACCATTCCCATAAGTAGCACACAGCTACTCCCGTTGACACGATGCCGTAGATGGAAGCGCCGATAAGCACCAATACCCCCACAATACCACCAATGATTACCCCTAACACCTTGCCTAGAATTGATTCTTCTGACATGATTCCCTCGTTTGTTATTGTTTTAATAGCTTATCAGCGTATGACATTAATGTAACCCTGGTAGCTGGTTTGTCAAGGCGTGAGACAAACTGTAACAAAGACTCCGTCTGTTGCTGCGTTTCTGTCCCGTCGAACAGGTCGTCGCAGGCGAGCACATACGCGGATATCCAATTGTCGACAAGGTGGTTCTGAGCGCCTGCTTTGCTTCTTGCGTTGGCTATTAAATAGTCGTTTCTTTTCATTTACAGATCCTCTTAAACGCAGGTTTCCGGGTTCTTTGCTTCTTGAATACTGGTTTCGGTTTGTAGTAGACGCCCAATCGTTTTTGCCCGTCTATGAACTCAGCTTCGGTGGGGGGCCCTACCGGTCGGGCCATATCGGCGGCAAAGAGTGCGTCAACTCGCGCAGCCTCCAAGAATTCCGCGACTACGACACCTACGACACCTACTGCCACAGCCGCAAGGATCGCTAGGACCATAAAACCACCGTAATCGAGTGCAAAGTCTATCATCACTCAGCCCCCACGAGCTTACTTTCGTCGAACTCTGGGTACGTTGAAAGAGCCCTAGCCTCTTGGTACTTACCCCGGAGGTAATACTCCTTCCAAAGGTCGCCGGGCTCTTCCCCCGCGCCGGAGAGTGTAAAAAGCACGTCAGGGAACTCTAAAGAAAGCTTCAACATGTCTTTGCGGTGGTCGTACCATTTTATTTCTTCATCAAAGGTGAAACAGCGACCAACCCGCGACGATATGATCTCCTCCCACGTATCGGGCTTTACGAAACCTTCGATCTTAACCACACATTCTGGGCAAAAACGCGTAGTACGCTGGTTTCCGCATCGGCACCGCAACGGCTCTGGCGTCGGAGCTGTTGGAGGTTCTTTGTCAGCTTCAAGAGAGTAGTTTGTATAATATCCCATGTTACTTAGCCCCCAATTCTCTACGAACCTTTGAAGCCCAGTTTCCGAGGTTCGAAGGGCTCAGGTCCGCGAGCTTACGCTTTAGGATGTCAACCCCGGAGCCCCAGCCGCAGCCGAACCCGGTTATGAAGGCGAGTGCGATCATTGCGATAAAGAGAATTTGCATCTTAGATTTCCTTGAGATCTGATTTCAAGATTCGGCAGAAACCGTAGTTCATGTCACAGCATACGAACCGTTGCGATACAGCACTCTTCTGCACCATTAGAAGGGTTTCCTTCTCTGGCTCATCGCCTTCCGCCCACCTAACCTCACAAGGAACACGGCCACCGGCTGCGATGACCATCGCGTCAGTGATTTCATCGTTTTCGAGATACTCTGGTTCGTTTAACGTGTTGAGGTCGTTTTGCTTTTCGAGCTTCTTTTCTGCGGATTGAAGCTTGAAGCAAGCCTCGGCGTAATACTCCGCAGCGATCTTAAGCTCTTCAGTAAGCTCTTCATTCTTTGTGGTCAACTTCGACACGTCGTGCTCGTGGCTCACGGCCCGGCTATACAAGTCTTCCCCCAGCTCGTAAACCTTGCGCTCGGCACCTAGTGCTCTTTGTTTCCAGTTTTCTTTGTCTTCCCGGATGGTCCGGTGGTAAACCAGGGCTCCGTCAAGAGATTCTTCGAGCCCTTTAATCTTTGAGAACACGTCAACGCCGTTCAGGATTACTACATCGATCTCGGGCGGCATTGTGATGTGCATTTCTTCGGTTTTACTCATCTTCTCAGCTCCTTTGTTTCATTTAACCTAGGTCTACAATAACCTTGGAATAGTATAATACAAGCGGCTTAGTTCATTATTTGAATGAAAAAGGTCGTTTTTTGGTAATTACGGAAAATTTAACCTGAAATTACGGAATATATACGTTTTGTTCACTATGTTGCACATTTTCACTGTAAATGAACAGGCTAGGATTCATGAACACGAATATATTTATGCGCATGGGTGTTGACCCAAAAAGTACATAGTTTCTGGGGTCAGGTTTCGGGGTCGTGTTTTACCCGAATACAACCTTCCCAGAGGACGCAGAACCCGTAAGTAGTTTAGCCGCAACAACATAGCGTAAACTGTCACATAAATGATTGAAGGCGTCGATCGGTTTGTTCGTTGCCCGTCCGTCTTTGTCCTTTTCCCACACGTAGCTCCGAAGCTCCTTTCTAAGATTCGTAGAACCGCCGACCACAACAAGCGGATACTGGCGTATTTTATCTCTCCCTTAGTTAATGGAGCCTTTACCCTTTTTACATGCCGTTACATTAAAACCGCAGTTCCTAAGCTCCTGGATTGACTTGGGTTCGGCAGAGTCGCAGATAACCTCGGTCTTACCTATGCCGATCCGCTCAAGCTCTCGCTGAATACTGCCTTGACTTGGGACGATGGGGTTGTGTACGTTGACGAGCCCGCGCCGGTAGCAATGCTCCGCTGCGTAGATCTTGCCGTGGGCAAAAGCTACTTCAATGATCGCTGTCGGATCGTTCGAATAACCAAAGTCGAGCCCGAAACAGCACCATTTGCATTCCTCGATCCCCGGCATGTCTTCGGCATATTCAATATTTGAAAAAACCTGCCCATCTAAAGCGTTGCCCCACAACCCCTTGGCGTAAACTCTATAGTAGTTCCCCGTCTCACCTTCGCCGGAATGCCTTAAATCCTCGTATATCTGTCGCCGATCTTCTGAGCACCAGGGGTTGTCTTCGTAAGTCGTGTGGATGA